GGGTCTAATATACAAAAAGGCCCTGTGTATGCATTTAATAAATCTAATGTTATTGAGGGAGAGTTCGCGTATTCAGGAACTGCAGCAAGACACAGACATAATCAAATAGCCGTTAGTTGGAACGACCCTGAGAACGGATATAAAAAGGCAGTAGAAGTTGTAGAAGACCATGACGAAATAGCAAGAACAGGTAAACTTAGAAGAAAAAATATTACAGCGTATGGTTGTACATCTCAAGGACAAGCAATAAGACATGGTAAATATCAATTATACACAGAAAAATTAGAAGAAGAAGTAGTTACTTTTTCAACTGGACTTAATGGTTCAATGTTAAAACCAGGGGATGTTATATCAGTTCAAGACTCTGACTTAACAAATACTACTGCTAGTGGTCGTGTTACTACTTCAAGCGCTTCATCTACTACGGTCATAAAAACTGATAGAGATGTTAGTTCTTATCTAAATAATGATGATGCCTTTACTTTAAATTTAATATATCCTAGTGGTGGTGCATACTTATCACAACCAACTGCAACAATTAATAGTGTTGTTTATAATCAAGGAGATTTAATACTTGTAGATGAAGATGGTGGAGCTATAGATACTCATGCAAAAACTTCTAATTTAAAAGATGATGCAGGAAATGTAGTTCAAACCATATGGTCAGATGATGTTAGAGTGGAGAGTAAAACAATATCTTCCTTTGATTCTAGTTCTGTAACTGTATCTAGCGCTTTTAGTTCTGCTCCAAATGGAGAAGTTATATTTACTATAACAGGAATTAAAGAAGAAGGTGGAGATGTAACAGGAAGTACAAGACAGTTTATAATTACAAATATTAGTCATCAAGATGATATGAATTATAGTATTAACGCAGCAGAGTATCATGTTGAAAAATATGACGCAGTTGATAGAGGATGGGTAATTCCTACTTATGCAGATATAGCTCAGACACCAAAAAGAACAGATATAATACCTATACCAATCGGAGTAACTTCTCAAATAGTACCAGGAGACGCAGCGGGAGGAGATACTGTAGGAGAGGGAGATACTACCAATGATTTCTCAGTTGTA